ACGGCAAATCAACAGCCTCTGTCAGAGATACAGATACGGACTCAGTAGCGGGCTTCTGCTGCATCGCCTTCAGAATATGGGAACTACGGCGACATTTGCCAATGGCTCGAAGTCCAGCGGTTACGCCTCTCGCCTTGTGGTCGTAGATACCGTGAGTTATTCTGGGTTGGCTGTTGGTCAGAATTATACCTTGGTTGGCAGGTTGATGGATGCTCAGACGGGGGAGGCTCTGCGCGATGCGGGCGGCAGGGGAGTAACCACCAAGCTGACATTTACTCCGAAGGCCTCCGATGGCTCCATCGACATGAAATTCTCCTTCGCTGCGTCGAACATCAAGGGTGCGAAGATTGTCGTGTTTGAGGAGTTGTATGTCGGAGGAAGTGTGGACGGGACTCCGTACCTGAGCCATACTGACATCAATGATGCTGGACAGACTGTGACTGTTACCGCATCTCCCAAGACTGGAGACGATGGCGTCGGCAAGTATGTCTCTTTGGGCTCGATTGCCTTGGGAACTGCAATTATTGTCGTTGTAGTGAGCAACGTCAAGAGAAGAAAGAAAAATAAGTAAACGTAGGACCAAAGGTATTAAATAGACCGGAGTTTTGGCTCCGGTCTATTTTTTTTGAAAAAATTATTTGATTGAAAACAGAAGGAAGGGAAGCGTGCAAAACCGTTGCAATATAAGGGGTTTCCGTCTTTGCGAGGCACAAGGCTTTGTGGTTCAAGATGAGAAAACGAAAAATTTTCCAAAAACCACACTTGACATTTTTTTATAATCGTGCTATTGTAAGCACATCAAAAATAATGTCAAGTTTTCCACAGCTTAAACCTCGTCACGGTCTATTATTTAATTACATTCCCTGAGCAAATTTTGAAATGAATGAAAGGACAAGAACTATGAAAAAGATGAAGAATTTTATCGCCCTGCTGCTGGCTCTGGTGATGACCATGAGTTTGATGGCCTGCGGCAACAAGACTGACGAGGAGACCAAGACCGGAGAGGATATCGGCTGTTACGTGCAGACCACCGAGTCCGGTGAGAAGGTTCTGGTGGATAAGGACGGCAACGCCGTGACCGACTACACGCTGGACGACGAAGGCAATGTGGTGGACGCGCAGGGCGTGGTGGTCGTCAAGGCGGCGGACATCACGGCTTACGAGAAGTCCGAGGAAAAGGATGCGGAGAACAAGACCGACGCATCCGAGGCAGATACTCAGAAGCCTGAGGATGCTGCGAAGCCCGATGGCGAGAACAAGTCCGACGCACAGAAGACGGACACCAAGGTGGATAACACCAAGAAGGACGAGACCAAGAAGGACGACGCCAAGCAGGAGACTCAGAAGCCTGCTGACAACAAGCAGGACACCGCGAAGCCTGAGACCAAGCCCGAAACGAAGCCTGAGGTTAAGCCGGAGCCCCAGAAGCCCGCAACGCCCAGCTACGATAATGGTTCTCTGACCACCGCACAGGTGAAGGAGCTCCAGCGCTGGTACGGCGTAAGCGCGGACGGTCAGTGGGGTGCAGGCTCCAAGAAGGCCGCCGGTGGCCGCACCGCTGATGAGGCGTGGGCATACTACCAGAGCAACAAGCAGATTACCACCCCCGAAACCCCCTCTGGCGGCAACACTGGTAACACTGGAAACACTGGAAACACTGGCAGCACCGGTTCCACAGGCGGTGGTTCCACGACGCCTACCCATCCTTCTGAGCCCGCCAAGCCCACCAAGGCGGACATTGACTGCGCGGCTGCTATTGCAACAGGGAATGCTTACGCAGAAAGCATCGGTTTTGAGATTTGGAATGGATGCCGCAGCTATTTCCCTCCGATTTATCTGGAGCGCGATTGCCCTGAATCTTGCTGGAATCAGGAATGGGTTGATGCCACAATCAAGCAGGCTGTTGACTATGTGAAGAGTTCTCTTGAGAACTGTGGTCGTTTTTATGCACACGTGGACGGAAAGGAAGGTGAAGCATCTGCCGTGAATTGTTCTGTTCGGTGGAATGCTTCTGCTGGATACCACGAGATTTATGTTTATTATGCATAAAAGGAAATAATATTGAAGAAGGCAACGGGTTATCCGTTGCCTTCTTTTTTTATGAAAAGAAACTTCTTGAAAATTTGCGAGTCCGGATGTGTTGACAATATGCTTGAATATGCTACCATGAAAACATGGAGGGCAATCCGCCTCCTTACATTATTCGTTTTGAGTTGGCAATAATAAGAAATGGATAAATATAAGAAGGCTGGTTTTCTCTAAATAATTTCATTGAAAGGAGGCAAAAAATACCATGAAACACAAGAAGATGCGTGGCGTTGTTGCAATGCTGTTGACGCTGGTGATGATGGTCGGAATGCTTCCCACATCCGTGTATGCGTCGGATGCGGATGGCGGCGGCGATTCGGTCGTTCTCGAAAGTGTTTCTGACCCTGCGAAGGTTGGAAAGACTGGTTCTGGCAACGGCGATTTGGTCTACAACGCCACAGAAGACGCGAAGAATCCCGATGACGGTAAGAAGTCCGATTCTCCCGTCGTTGAGGATGATGTTAAGGGAGGTGCCGATAAGAAGGACACCTCCAAAGAGAGCTCCTCTGAAAACGAGCAGCCTGCTCCGGGTGAAGCTAAATCTGAAGCTGGTAAGGATGAGTCTGTCAAATCTTCCGTGACGGAGGAGGGCCTTCAGGACCCCTACGCTGGAGAGAATACTCCCGTGAACGTTTCCTTCCTTTACGGGTCTGCACAGAACGCCCCCAGAGCTATCAGCGCAATGAGGGCTCCCGCTCGCGCATCGGGCACCATTACGACCGGTGACGACATGGGTTATAACAGCAAGTGGATGGCTGAGTTCGCACCCTATTCCAGTGCCGTTGTAAAATATTTCAACGGCCAGCCGGCGTACTGTATTGAACCCCACAAGGGTGCCCCCGGCGCGGGAACTTCCGTTGATGCCAGTGCGTATTGGGGAGACCAGCGGGTTCGCCTCGCGCTTGCCTATGGCTACGGTGGAGCAGATGACTCAACGTTGCTCTGGTATGCTGGCAACGGCACCTATGCTTGGTGCGCCACACAGGAAGTTATCTGGGAAATCGTCGGCGGCTACAGTGACCTGAGTGACCTGTTTGTGGGTCCCGGTCATCAGTATGACCCTGAAGTTGCTGAACCTATCAAGGCAGCACACGATTATATCTGGGACATGATTAACCAGCAGGTACAGATTCCAAGTTTCGCTGTTGGCAGACCTACTCAGACATATAACGATTTCGAGTTGGTATGGGACGGCACTTCTTGGTCGTTGACAAGAACCGACACCAACAGAGTCCTGAGAAATTTTGACGACTTCGAGTTCAGCCTGCCCGGTGTGAGCACCTTCCAGAGTGGAAACAATCTTACGATTACAGCCACGCCGGAAGCCGCTAAGAGTATGTTGAACGGCATTGTATCGTACCCCACCGAGGGCAATGTGATTGACCCTGATAGCGTCAACGCTTACCTTCTCGTCGCGGGTGGCAGCAAGCAGGACTGCGTTGCGCTGAACGGTTGGCCTGACCCCGTTACTGCTTACGTTCGCGCCAAGGTCACGAAAACCACCGGCGATTTGAACATTGCCAAGACCTCCGAGGATGGCAAGGTTGGCGGCGTGAGCTTCACGGTCACGGGTCCTAACGGTTACAGCAAGACTGTGACCACTGGTGCGAACGGTAAGATTGCCATTACCGATTTGCAGCCCGGTACTTACACAGTAACGGAGAATACACCTGACAACTACATCCCGACGCAGCCTCAAACTGTGACCATCGCTATCGGCGATTTCAAGACAGTGAACTTCAGCAACGTGCTGAAGAAGGGCGTTGTGAAGGTTACTAAGACCTCTGAGGATGGTCAGATTGCTGGACACACCTTCCGGCTGTCCGGCACTTCCGCAGCAGGTACGGCTGTCAACATGACGGCTGTGACGGATGCCAACGGCGTGGCTACCTTCAATAATGTTCCTGTGGGCAACAACTATAAGCTGGAGGAAATCAACACCGCAGCGAAGTATGTTGTTCCTGCGGTGCAGGCTGGCGTGGTGGTTGAGTACAACACCAGCACCCCCGCTCAGTTCGAGAACAAGCTGGCTCGCGGCAATCTGAAAATCACGAAGACATCCGAGGACGGCTTCGTGGCAGGCATGACCTTCCGGCTGACCGGTACGTCTATCTCCGGTGCTGCAGTCAATGAAACTGCTTCTACCGACGAGAACGGCGTCGTTATGTTCAGAGAAATCCTTATCGGTAATAACTATACCGTGCAGGAAATCAACACCGCCGAGCGGTACGTTGTTCCCGCTGTCCAGAGCAATGTGACCGTCACGCTCAACAACACCACCAGCTTGAACTTCCACAATAAGCTGGCTCGCGGCGCCGTTGAGGTTAAGAAGACCTCCGAGGACGGCAAGGTCGCTGGTATCACGTTCCGCCTGTCCGGTACTGCTATCAACGGCGAGACGGTGGATATGACCGCCGTGACCAATGACGCCGGAGTTGCCACCTTCAACAACGTTCTGATTGGCAACAACTACAGCGTTGAGGAAGTGAACACGGCTGCCAAGTATATCGTTCCCGCTGTGACAAACGGCGTGAAGGTTACTCTGGATAACACCACCCCCGTGAATGTCTACAACAAGCTCAAGCGCGGCGACCTGCGCGTTACCAAGACCTCTGAGGACGGCATGGTCGAGGGCATCACCTTCCGGCTGCATGGCACTGCCATCTCCGGCGATGCTGTTGACCTGACTGCTACCACCAACGCTGACGGTATTGCCATCTTCAAGGATGTCCTGATTGGAAACAACTACACGCTGGAGGAAGTCGATACGGCGGTGAAGTATGTTATTCCTGCCGTGCAGACAGGTCTCGTTGTGGAGTTCCAGAAAGTTACCGACACCGCTGTGACCAACGTACTGAAGAAGTGGAAGGTCACTGTGGAGAAGACGGACGCCGAGACTGGCAACATCCCTCGCGGCGATGGTGTCTTTGAGGGTGCTGTGTACGGTCTCTATAAGGGTGACGAGCTGGTGAAGGAGTACGTTATCGGCAGCGATGGCAAGTTCACCACTGACGAGTACATCTGCGGCTATGATTACACCATCCGTGAAATCAAGGCGCCCACTGGCTATCAGATTGATGGGGGCGTGTATCGCGTTGGCGCCGAGCCGGAGAACTACCGTATCGAACACAACGTTGCTCCCCAGATTACCTCTGTCGAGGTCATCAATCGCGGCACATTCGCCATCACCAAGTTCATCTCAGACGGCACCTCCGGTCCCGCTAAGTTCGAGGGCGGTGCAGAGTTCAAGTATTGGCTGCAGTCCGCCGGCTCTTACGAGAACGCTAAGGATGACGAGCGCGGTATCCTGACGACCAACGACTTGGGCTACAGCGGCAAGTCCATCGAGCTGCCCTACGGCACCTATGTGGTGCATCAGACCAAGGCCGGCGATAAGGGTGCGGGGCTCGCGCCTGTGGTCTCGAATCTGTCGTGCTTAGGGTTGTTGCGGGAGACCTTAACCAGCGTGTTCTCGTCGCAGAAAGCTGCGGCGGCTCTGATAGATGCATTGTTCATAATTTTCTCCTTTCTTTTTTGTGAAAGCAGGGGAGAGGCAGAGCGCCTCTCCCGCTTCGATTTAACCGGTTATGACCGCTACAATAACCAAAACAATGGTGAGCGCAATAGTACCAAAAGCAGCCGGAAGCATTTCTGGCTGGTCTGATTTTTTTGCGGCTATGACTGAGACGACCATTGCGGCGATGATAAGAACGACATAGGCTATAAACAAGGGGTTCGTCAGCATTTTGAACACGTCCCTCACCTCCGTTAATACCACCGAACAAGTGCGAACAGTTCCACCATAATAACGCCCACAGAAACGCTGCAGATGATTGGCGGCAAGAGGTCCTGTGTGTCCAGTCTCCTTATGCCAAGGAATATGCCGCACATCACGAGAATGGTCAGTGCGAAGTAAAGAATAATCGACATTAGAGTTACTCCACCTCGCTCTTTTCCAGCTCGGAAAGGTTGTCGCATTCAAATCCGCAGGTCATGCAGTGATATGGACCGTAGGGGTCAGACGACTCGTAGATGTTAGATTCGATTTCGTCGTTGATATTTCCGAGGAAATCTCCCGTTTCGATGTCAACCAACACATCAATGTGGAGGACCTGATGACCGGAGAAGGATACGCCGCCACAGTTGGGGCAGCAGCGGGTATACACCTTCTGCTCTCGCTCTGATGCATCAGATTCGATGTCTTCAAACGCTTCGGCGAGCGTGAGAAGCATCTCATTGATTTCCTTGGCGTCCTCGACAAGCACTGACAGCTTCGGAACGCCTGACGTGCCCTTTACGGAAGCCTCTGCAAACAGAGCAACGTGCTCGTCAACGTCGAAGTCCTCGTAGACGCGGCGCACAGCAGCGGCTACTCCATCGCCGAAATCATCGTCGGCGTACAGGTCGAAGGAGTAGTCCTCGCCGGCAGGCGACCCCTGTTTGAACGTGAACACACCACAGACCTTGTCCTCGTCGATGACCCAGCCCAACGCTTCTGCCTTTTCGCGGTAGTTGGCCGGAATCAGGTCAGGAACACTGGTCTGGACCTCCGCAGCGTTTTTTTGGTTATTCTCCATGATTTTTCTCCTTTCTTTTTTCGTTAGGCTTCGGCGCCGAACACCTTTTTGCAGATGGAATGAATAGCCACGAACTGTTCCTGAAGCTGTGCCGGCACGAGGGAGACGGAGAGACCGGCATCGCGCCATACACTTTGGCCTGCGAATGCTTTGTCCCACAGTTCTCCACGTTCGTGCTGGGCCTCCAAGAGCCTCTCATAGCGTTCTTCTTCCGTCTTTGCAGCGTCAATGTACTGCCGTGTGTACTCGTTGAAGTCTGAAATATTCATCTCCGTCTGGTCGGTGTACTCAAAGCGGGGATATTGGGAGTCGATGAAATGGGCCGCTTCTTTGGTGAGATTGAACCCCTTCATGTAGGTACTGCCATTATCGCCCCTGAGGAACAGCAGTGACGCCTGCCAATCACGGGAGACGATTTCGTAGATTTCAGTGATAACGTCGAGCAGATTTTTCTTCTGCTCTTCTGTCAATGAAATCTTCCGCTTCTGCGCCTCCTTCTGCAGAATCTGTTCCGCAGAGCTTTTGGCGCTATCCGTCATCGTAAAAGACGGCGTCCAGTCGTACATCAGAACACACTTATGGACGACGTTTGCGGCGATTGAAGCAAAAACAGGTCTGAGCTCCTCAACATCCTCTACAGACTTCTTGGCGAAGATGATGGCGAGCTGGCAGAAATCGAGCGAGTTGTAGACAGCGTCCACGAAGGACTTCCGCTGCACTTCCCGAATCTCACTGCCGAGCTTGACCAACTCCCCGATGTCGGTAGAGTTGATGCGCCAAGCGTCAAAGATTTTTGTGCTCATTTCAGGCACCCACCTTCCTTGAGAATGTCCATGACCTTCTCCAACACGGTCAACGGGGCGTTGAAGCCGAAGTCGCCAACGGCTCTGCGAAGAGCTATGAGCAATTCCGCCTGATGGTGATAGTCCTTGGCAGCCTGTTCCGTCTGATACAGCCGGTAATCTGTACTCCAGTACATGGAGTTCTGCTGGAAGTAGGGATTTCTGTTCGCATCTTCGGAAGGAGCCTTGTAGTATCGACAGTCTCTATTGTCTGTCAGCCACTTGGTTCCAACCTTGACCGTGACTTCATCCACCACCTTTCCGTGCCGCCGTTCGGCATTACTACCGATAATAGGCACGCGGTAGAGTCTCATCTCAACAGCCATTGTTCTTGCTCCTTTCTTCGTCCGTCAACCCGCCATCCACAGCCATGTCCGTCAGCGTATTGAAAACGCTGGTGAGACGCTGTGCGAACGGGGTGTATTTCAGCGTATCCATGACCTTCTCCAGCACAGGCAGGGGAGCGTTGAAGCCGAAATTGCTCACCGCCCTGCAAAGCGCCACACGCAGTTCCGCTTGCCGAAGGTAATCCTTGGCGGCCTGCTCTGTCTGATACAGCCGGTAGTCCATGCAGTACATGGTGTTCTGCTGGAAGTAGGAACTTCTGTTCGCATCTTCGGAAGGCACCTTGTAGTACCGACGACCGTTATCGTCCGTCAGCCACTTGGTTCCGACCTTGACTGTGACCTCATCCACCACTTTTCCACGCTTCCTCTCGGCATTGCTGCCGATAACCGTTACGCGGTAAAGTCTCATTTCAGCGGCCATTGTTCTTACTCCTTTCTTCGTCTGTCAGCCCGCCATCCACAGCCATGTCCGTCAGCGTATTGATGACGCTTGCAAGGCGCTGTGCGAACGGGGTGTTGGGATTCGATAACTCACTGCGGCGTTCCATCAGAATCGCCATAGCGAACTGGGCGTCATTGACGCTCTTCAGCTCTTCGATTGTCCAGCGATGCTTACTCATGCTCTTGCACCCCCTTCCACTTCCATAACAGGCCGGTCGGCATAAACCGACTGCAACGCGAATTCCATAGCGGAGATGACCTGTGCGATTGAGGGCGTAGGCTTACTCAAATCGCGGGCATATCCGCACCTGTCGTTCAGGTGGGTAGTCAGGGTGTCCCTGACCTTTCCCTGTACTCCCGTTATTTCCAGCAGTCGCCTCAGAGCGTCGTTGACGTCTTTTGCGGGCAACTTCTTACGGGGGTGGAACAACAACTCGTTCCGATACTGAGACAATGTGCTGTCAATAAAGTGCAGCGAAGATGTATCCATTTTATTCTCCTTTCTCTAAATCTGCTTGTAAGGCCCAAGTGTGATAGACAGGTTGTAGATGTAATTACCACAACGCACACATTCGTCGTTCTTTCCCCACAGGCCGCTTGCTTTCATACCGCGCACGCTGCCTGTATAATGGATAGACGGGTGTGTATCGCACTCGTGCTGGGTAAGCTCCTTTTGTTTCATGCGTTTACTCCTTTCGTTTTTACTTGTTCTGAATATATAAAAAGACAGTCGTTCCCAAGTGAGAACAACTGTCTTGAATATGATGATGTGACTGAAAACGGAGATAAATCTCCTTATAAAAATATCTTCGTAATTATACTACTATACTACCACAATTCTTTATAATGTCAACGGAAACGGTACAAAAAAAGAAGCCCCCGAAAGAGCTTCTTTTTAAGTTAAGGTTATTTGTTCTTTGCAGTCTTATCGGCGATACCATCGAAGATGTTGCCAACAACACGGATTTCGGTGCCGAGCAGCTTACAAAACGGAACAAAATGTCCGTTGTCGTAAGCCTCGTCTATCAGCTCTGCTGCCGTTTTTGTTTTCAAAGACTCACTAACCAGCAGGCCAAAGGAACCATTTCGGAACACAACCGTGTTCTCGTTGAAGAGAGGAGTGGGGCGGAATCCTTCAAAGGTCTCCACGATGTCTCCTTCGAACACCTTAGCGCCGTCCTTGTCGATGATGCCGGTGTACTGCGTTACGGTATCCGCATAGACACCGCAAACGTCGCGGCTTTCAGCCGTGTCGGACAAGTACGTGTAGATGATGGCGAAGTCCTTCGGGCTATTATGGGGACGTGCGGCGCCCCCGTAAACCCAAATTCCCGGCAGTGGTGCTCCGGTTGCCATGCGAACTTTCTCGCCATGCCGCCGGACCTGACCACGAAACAGGATTTCTTTCATTGTTTTTTCTCCTTTCATTTTTAATGCAGTCCGTGGAGCTTTTTCCACTGGGCCTTGTCCATCCAAGGTCCGTCAAAGCTGTCGTCCACACACTCTGTTCTGAGACAGTTAGGGCAGACGAGACAGTCCACAGCCCGCCGGACACGACCGGTCTTGAACCGCACACCATGTTGGATGATTTCTTCCTCCTCCACGAAGTAGCTCGGTTCAAGCTCGCAGCCACAGGTGCCGCAGATGCCAAACGGGTTTGCATTGGACTCGTAGGTGCCGTTCTGTTTTTGGATATTCTCCTGAATCACTGCATGGTAATCCGTCGCCATCAGAACTTCACCTCCTCAAATTCAATGACCCATACCCACGGGTTTCCGGCCCACTTTGACAGGGCCTTGTGTTCGGGAATCGTGCTGTCCCACAGCTCGATAAACTTCTCCTGAAGGGACATGGTGTTCTCGCCGGAGGTACTGTCACAGGTGATGCCCTCCTTAGTGAAGTCCTCGTCCTTCATGTCATTCAAATGTTCCAACCGCACATCCGTCACACGCAGGAAAATGCGTGCCGCCTCTTTGGGCATATGAATGGACGGTGTCCAGTGAATGAGGGAACTCACCTCAGGGGAGTTTTTCAAATCCTCATCCGAATAATCGGCCTTGTAGAGCCAGCGGTTGAAATCGCAGGCACAAGTCGTCTCACGGACATACAGGATATCGCCCTTATCAAACGGGGCGCGAAAGCTGCGAATGACGGTATTCTCATCAGCGAAAGCGGCCACGAGACGTCCGTCTCCGTCGCGATACAGTCCATCCGCTCTCTTTCCTGCGAAGTGGAATGCACCACGGCGAGTCACTGTCTTGCGACCCTCCCGGATGGCTCGAACCATCTCTCTGTTGAAGATAATGGGCTTGGGATTTTTGTCCTTAAAAGCATCGGGGTCAAAGTGGACACCGGCTTTCTCGCGCAGTTCCTTGCAGCGAGAGCCACGATAGATGTCTGTGTCGCACTCTTTGACAGGACAATGTGAGAGGCAGATTCGCCGCTCATAAGGTTCCTTTCTGGGCATATGTTTTTCTCCTTTCTTTTCCGGGGGGTCACTCATATTCCTGACAACAAAGGTCGTAGACCTTATGCAGCGCAGCCAACGCCGCCTCAGGAATATCCTGAGTGTCCATGTCAAACCATTCGCCGAGCAATCCGGTAACATCTCCAAGGAACAGGAACTCGTCGAACACTTCCGACGGCGTACCGGAACCTTCTTTGCTTACTTTGCGCCGCTTATGTGGTGAAGTTCCGCGACAGGCATCCAGTGCATCCTGCAGGAGCGATACCGCACCCTTGGGAATTTCACCGGTATCCATTTTCAGCCAATTTGCCAGAGTCTCGATAACATCATCGAGGAACACATAATTGCACTCGCAGATAATTCTCGCCATCTGCAAATGTCGAATTGCGTCCGTTGGGATGTCGGTAATGTCATACTCGGTGAGCTGCTTCTTCAGGCTTTTTACGACCTCATCGCGGGACAAAACTTTGTTTCTTCCCATGTTACTCTCCTTTCTTTTTTTTGCGGATTTCAACTGCTCTGCCTCAGTGTATCAGGCACGGCACCGAAGCTCTGCGCGGCTGGGTAGGCGGGAGGGAAGGGGATAGCCCCTCCTCTCGCTACCTGAGCCACCACGAGGGTGCTAATGCCGCCAGAGGGCGTTCTGTATTGCTGAACGCTTGGCGTGTAGAGAAACCCATCTACCGCTTGTCTCACGGTCATTGTGGGGTATTTTGGCGCCCGCCAACGATGCTCCTTAGAATAGTAGATTTCCCTGACCCGACACGTTGCAACTGTGACGGGAATGAGGGGGTTGTCTACCGTATGTTCACACACGATGGCGATAGATGTCTTTCCAATTCTGGAAGCATCCTCCACCATGCGCTGGAGCGCGAGTCTCTGACCATAAGGCATTGCGGCATTACGATGCTTCACCTCAAAGAAAACATACCCCTTGTCGTGATACTCAATGAGTCCGTCGATGTCGGTAGGATAACAGTTACCCTTGTTTTCAATAGTCATGTCCGTGAAGCTGACGAGCTGTTTCATCCTTGCGGGAAATCTAATGTAGTCCTTCCTCACGGGAGCCTCCTTTCTGCAGGCATCCCCCTCAGCGGGGGATGCCTTTGCCGTTTTTGAGCATGGAAATGACTTTTGCGGCCAAGAAATCGTCGGCCACAAACTGGTTATAGCCGTTTTTCAGACCGTTGCTGGAGAAATCCTCTGTGTCCTTGGCATAGCGGCACATGGATTTGTCGGAAATAGGTCCATAGCAAGAGTGCTCGGTGGTTACATAGACGCAACTCTCTCCGCAAGTCACGAAGCCAGAGCAGCCACGCCTCTGTCCGTTGACTGTGATGTTCTTCAGATTCACGGTAATGTCCATACCCATCTGTTCTGCCAGAGAGGTAAGTCCGTTTTTCAGCTTTACAGAAAGCAACATTCTTACACCGCCTTTCTTTCTACCCAGACATCGCCCAACTTGGCGCACTCGCCGTGGTAAGGGCAGTCGTGATAGGTTTCGCAACCCTCATCAACGAAGGTCTGGCAGGTGCCACAGTCCAAATTGTGATGCAGAAGACGCCGGATAACATTCCGCGCATTTTCGGTCTCTACCGCGAGGTAGGAAAAAGCTCTCGCCTTGACGCTTGCATCGTACTCATCCGTGTAGTAGAGGGAAGACGCACAGAGAACCTTTGCGCCGAACACACGGCGGCACTCCTCATCGGAGAGCATTTCACCGGCAAACGGGAAAAGACCGCGTCTGCCTCTGAGCTGGTTGCTGACGTGTGTGTGCGCGTTCTTTGCCAACTTAACGCCCTCACGAGCCTCATCCAGTGTGTCGAAGGACAACGCACACACATCCACAAGAGAACCTTCGCCGATAGGGGAGTGGTTCACAAAAAGCATCGCGTATCTTCTGCTGGGAAGGGTTGCAGTTCTCGCTGCATCCTCGCCTTCGAGACACACGTAACGCGCCACTTTGTTGTCCCACACATACTTCTCACAGGAGGTGCAGGTGTTCTCTGCCTTATCACATCCGGATTTCGACGCAACGACCTTCAGCTCGGCTGCTTTTTTTTCTGCCTCACACTTATCCACGGCGGCAAAGCACACTTTTCGTCCCTTTTCCTCATCGAAACGATAGTGCTCACATAACGCACAGGAACCAGCAGGCTTTTCACAGATATATGCCATATTTTTCTCCTTTCTCCCAGCCTGTGTTAAGGTCTTATGGGAACAAAAATGTAGTGAATATATAAAAAGACAGTCGCTCTCAAAAGAGAACAACTGTCTTGAATGTGATGATGTGACTGAAAACGGAGACAAAGCTCCTTATAAAAATATCTTCGTAATTATACTACTATACTACCACATTTCCTTATAATGTCAACGGTTTCGACGCAAAAGAAAAGAGCCGCATAGCGGCTCTTTTTTTAGGCTTGTTGTTCACGCTTCTACGTAAACTGGTTTGAGATACTGTGCGCTGAGAAATTTGCCTCGCAAGGAAGAAATCTTTGCCTCAGCGTCTTTCTCACTGATAAACCTCTGAGCATCATCCACGGAGGACGTGTACTGGAGGTTGTTCTTCACGGATTTCTTCACATACTTCCCTGCGTATGCCTTTTCCGTACACATAACGACATAGGGCCGAGGCGCCGTCATCTTGCGCGTTACGGTCTTGAACTCAAGTCCCATTACGCTGATAACCTCCCCCATCGCTGCCGTAGCTGATTCCACAGACGGGTAATGAATGGCATCTCTGACATCCTTTGTGAAATGCACAGTTATTCTTCCATTCACATTATCAAACGCACGCACATAGCCCGCGTTGCGCTTTTGCACGACAAGCGGACCCTTTACATCCCGCGCTCTGGCAGGTCGCAGGCGCTCGCCGCGCTGTGTTCCGCTGAACGACATGAAGATGTAGTGGTCCTTGTGTTCTTTTACCAGTTCCCGTGCCTCATCCAGCCAGACTTCCAGCTCATCCGTTGTTCTGACATACCTCCACAGCAGATGGTCGCCGGACGTATAGGGCATCAGCCCTACATTCAGGTCGTTGACGCCGGGATTGGCGGCGAGGATGTCCTCCAGCGGGGCGGCATCCTTTGCGGCGCGAGCAAACCATTTCCGTGCCTGAGAGCAAGTGACCCACTTGCTGTTCATCATCCAGCACTCATCATCGGTGTCGGGGAAGGTGGTATTCACCTTCGCCACAAATTCGTCCTCAGGAAGTTCCAGAAGATTGATTCCTCCCAGCAAGAACCAGTGGCGCTCGCGAACCTCTCGCGGCTTGAAATTCCTGTCATAGATAAACTCGGAGCAGTTGTTGCTGCCACCCAAGGCAAGGGGAATGATACCACGAGTTGTCTTGATGAAAGAGCGGGCATCAATGATAGTGTATCCCATTTTTACATCTCCTTTCTTCCGTTACATCTCGCCATCCTCGGCAGCAGTTATAATACCGAATCTGAGGTTGTTGTTGATGTCGTAGATACTTAATCCGCTATCAAAGTCCTTGCGGAGCTGCGTCGCAGCGGCCTCTTCGGAGTCTTCGCCGTACTCAAACGTCTCGGACTCGACGCAGGCCGCCACGAGTTCCTTCAGCTTTTCGCGGGAAGTCGTCGCAGAAACCAGACGCATGGAGTCTGTTGCTTTCCAAGCGTCACAGGCAAACACGATGAAGATAGGATTACTCATTTTCGGCTTGCTCCTTTCTTCTTCCAACGGTGGCTGAGGGGTACGGTGTGGCCCGCTTGTTGTTGCTGTCCATGATTCGCATGACATGGACAAGCATCTCGGAATATGCCCTGTGCATGGTTTCATACCGCGCACGCCATGTATTATCATCATTGTCGTTCACACGAGCACTTAGCCCCATGCTGTAGTACAGCGCGGCGTCGATGTCTACCAGCTCCGCTTCAGTCAGGTGGCAGATATAGGCCCCCAGCTCATTGACAGAAACTGCCATCGGCTGCTCGCACAGTGCCGTGCTTGGGCGGCTCGTGCTCGTGATGAGCACATGGGAGGGCTGCTGCATCTTTGGAGATGATGTCGTAAATACGACCTCCACTACACTGCTGTAGCGGTTCAGGTCATCCGAAGATACAACGATTGCGGGACGATGCCCTCTGATAACAGAGCTATTGGAAGGATGTCCGTCCTTATCGCGGAACTGGCTTCCTTCCGGGGCCCAAGGGGAAAAGATTTCGATTTCTTTCGCATTGACCCAAAATACATCGCCCCTGCGGATGTTTCCATTTCTACCCATAGATTCTTGTCTCCTTTCCTTCAGAATTGGTTACACACGACGGAATGCCGAAAAAAGACAGAACCGCTTTAAGCGGCTCTGTCTCCATGCAGTCGATGTGACACTGTTTGTTTTCGTAGGGTGCCTCGACATATTCTTCGCCAACCTCAATGGGTTCGTGGCAAATGCAGCATTCGCCGGCGTAACGAATTCTCTTTTTAACTTTCACGATGAATTTACTCCTTTCTTTTCAAAGTTGCCGAGACAGTATTACGGCTGCTTGCTGGCGTCGTCTTTCGCAGATTTTTCGCTGAACTTCGATAGCTTCGCGAACCTCCGCAATACACTGCTTCGCACGCCTATCCTGTTCAGAAGAGAAGGAAGCGTAACGTTCGGAGTAGACGGAATCCATACGCTCGGCTCTCTCAATTAACTCATACAGCGGTGTAGACATAGCTTCTCCTCCTCGTTTATTGAATGTTCATGCCTACGGCGCGAGGACCTTCTTTGGACCAAGTTTCCTTGAGCCAGTGATAGGTGATTGTGCTATCTTCGGGACTCTTGTCTGGATAGCAGGGAAGGTATGCTGCGGAGTACAAGTCTCTGCACTGACTGAAATACACATGATTCCAGTCAGCCCACACATCGCCAAGAGAACGGATAGCTCGCTTGAACGACCGAAAGCTCTGCGGCGTGTGAACTACGATGGCATTTGCTCCGTTCCACTTTCCATTCCACATCATTGCGCTTCACCTCCGCGATACGAAGGTCTCCGCTTGGACCTGAACGGCGGCATTATCGGTGCGTTGTAGCTTGTCAACTCACCCGTCATTTTGACAGGCACACACTGGAGCAATCCGCGCTGTTTTCGATACTGGTGAGCCAAGTTGTTGCGAGCCTGTTTCTCAGAAACCGCCATAGTCGTCCCGCCCCACTTATTTGTGGTAATGTCGTCATAGACACGAACGGGGCCGAGATAGCTGAAAACCATTTTTGCCTGTGCCATTATGTTTTCTCCTTTCTTATTGTGTTGTAATGTAAAAAAATATATAAAAAGACAGCTATCCCTGTCTTGGGATAACTGTCTTGAATACTTGGTGTGACTGGAAGCGGAGATAAGTCTCCTTATAAAAATATCTTCGTAATTATACTATTATACTACCACAATTATTTATAATGTCAACAATAGCAGAGGAAAAAGAGGCGGCTTTCGCCTGCCTCTTTTTTTACCTTATTTCCTCGGAGTATTGTGCCATCCAGCAGTCGCAAAGGGCTTCCGCTACGACCTCACTTCTATCGTTATCGTCAGAAATCATCAGGATTGAAGAAAGGGCTGACCGCATACCTTCATCAAGCGTGAACTCCCTCTCGTTTCCACTTTTATCTGGGACATTTGTTCGAGCAAGCAGCGTCGAATATTTCGTATAATCAGGGGAAATGAAATAGTCCACAGCCGTGTCAAGGCCAATACTCAGCATCATAAGATTGCCGGTCGTTCCCATTGGTTCTTTCTTTCCGGACTTCTTCTCCGGTCTCATAAGAGTTCCGTTCTTGTCAAAGAATATTGCCCTATCTGACTTTTCAAATGTGTCTACAGGAACGCTAAAGCATCTGATTGCCATGTTCTTAAAAGGAGCACTGGCGTCTTCGCCGAACAGTGAGGAAGCATTGCAGCAGTCATTTTCCATCTTCTCGTTAAGCCGCTTTATATAAAGCTCCTGAAAATCAATGGGAGCACCTGCGCTGTCCGCGTATACGTAGTTTTCTGGCTTTTTGCCGTCTGCCGTTTCCCTTACCATGTACTGCTCGTACTGCTTGCACATTTCTTTAATCTTAACTTGTATCCGCAAGGAATCGGAAAACGGAACTGCTGAGATTTGGGAGAAAAGGGAGGAGTAGTTGTGAGGGAGGTGGATGGGCGCACACTCATCTCCGAATAAGACTTTTTCGCAGGACTTGTCAAGGAAAAAGTATGAGGTTTTGTAAAGACCTTCAACAGACGCATAAAACCCTTCGGGCAGCCGTCGCGTCTGCTTGCCGTCTGCTGGAGGCGAAATGCGTAACTCAAACGGGCCCACAGAGGTAAGCGCACCGTCCTCAGGCTCCTTGAGGCGCGACATTTTAGTTGCGTCCATGCCGATTTCTGCGCCAATTTGCTTCACATTCCATTCTCCATAGACACGTGGCATTTTGGTAATGGCAAACAGCTCTTCGTACACTCTCGCGGAAACAAGCCTGCGTACCAAAGTAAGCTCATCGCTGAATTCGGCATATATTCCGAGCATTTCCTTGTAATTCAATTTTTCCGACTTCTCGGCGGAAGAGAACCGCGTATTGAGTTTTGTCGCCCATTTATTGCAGTCGATATATGCGTTGACTGCACTATCCTTTTTTCTCATTTGTTTTCCTCCTTAAAGTGTTCAAGTCTTTCGGAAAACTTTTGCAGCGCTTTTCTAAACTCAATTTTGCAGGTGGTTGACATGAAATAATAGGCGGAAACAATATCTTCTGTCGTAGAGTTTTTCGCATAAAGTCGCATTGTGCTTGGCATCCCCATGAGCCAGTGTAAAGAGACGCCAAAGGCAGCCGCTATATGCGGCAGAATTCTTTCGTTGCTTGTGGAGCAGGAGGGTCTCACCAACATGATATTCGCCAACTCGTGGATGACATCCTTTTGTTTATCATCTAATTCAAAATTGCCTTTTCCGGACTGAATCAATTCATCCAAATCGAGAATATCCTGTCGCTTAAATGAACATCTATGGGAAAAAACGTACTGTACTCGCGCAGAAGGGCGCAGCAATAAGCTGCGTTTTTTATCATCCCAGAATTGATGTATCCACATCGTATCAATCATGCCGAGAGCTGACTCTCTTATGCATCCGTCTCTTATCGTTTCTGGAAAGCTATCTACAAGATTATAGACTTCTTGAACATCTGGCGGCAGGCTGCTGAAAGCTGGAAAGTTTTTATCTCCGAATCGAATCATTTCCTCGTAAGATATGTCCAACTCGGCAAGAATCCGAAAAACGATTTGCCAGTTAAATCCCTGCCAGCCTATAAATCGCTGTGTTTCTCCGTTTGTAATGGGAGTTTTATCAAATAAAAGGGCTGGCAGCTTTTCTTCTGGACAATTAAGCTGTTCGGCTAACCGCAGCTTTTTCATTTCTGCCCTGTATGGCGTGGTGTCTGTGATAATGTTGTTTACTCTTGCCATGTTGCCTGCATCCTCCGCAATTCTTAATTTGCGGAGGAGCAGGACTATAGAGGTATAGACAGTTGTTGAGACGTTTTCTCCGTACCTTATATCGTCTCCAGCTCGTGCCGGCTTTGTTGGATTTGTTCTTTTATAAATAGCACTCATTTTCTTGATGCCTCCTTTGCGGTATTGTCGGTCTCCTGACCTCCCGCGATTATGGAATCGACCATTTTGCAGGAACCTTTTCCTCTGTTCAAAAGTGTCTTTGCGTCCTCCTTTGCCTGTTCGTACTCAGCGGGATATGCCATCATAAGGGTCATATATCGGTTCCATCCGGATTGTTCTGTGCCGAGGAAATCTCCGGCACCTCTAATGCGGAGGTCCGCCTCTGCAATTTCAAACCCGTTATTGGTCTGTACCATGGCGTTCAGTCTCTCCATCGCAGCCGGCGTGGGCGACGCGCCTGCTTCCAGCACACAATAGGACTGTACGCTGCTCCGCCCTACACGCCCTCTCAACTGGTGCAGACTGGAAAGCCCGAAACGGTCCGCGTTTACAATGACCATCATTGTCGCGGTAGGGACATTTACGCCAACCTCCACAACGGTTGTACTGACAAGCACATCTACTTGACCATCCTTGAAGCGCGAGAGAATGTCCTCCGTTTCTGTCTTTCCCATCTTGCCTGTTACTGTTTCGATGCGGACGCCATACGGTTCCAGAACAGAACGGTATTCTGCGCTGACTTCCTCGACAGACTGTACGCCTTCCAGCTTCTCGCTTCTATCAATAAGCGGACAGACAACATAGGTTTGATACCCCTTTTGTTTCTGCAGCAGAATGAAACGAAAGATTTTTTCTTTACTTGTGGCAATACCGGTGATAACCGGAAGACGTCCGTCCGGCATCGTTTTAATGGTGTGGAGTTGCACGGTATCCCCATAAATTACCTGAGCCAAACTGCGGGGGATGGGGGTGGCAGACATAGTAATAGAATGAACACCGCCTGAAGCCTTTTCGATGAGCGCTGTACGCTGGTCAACGCCAAACTTGTGTTCCTCATCCGTTACGGTTAAGGCGAGATTTTTATACTCCACATCTTCTCCAATGATGGACTGTGTTCCAACAATGAGCTGTGCCTTGCCTTCCTTGATGACGGCCAAGGCTTTTTTCTTTTCGCTCGTCTTCAAATCGCTGCCAAGCCAAACAACACTTACGCCAAACGGTTCCGCCAGAGCAGAGAGGTCCTCGTAGTGCTGACGCGCCAACACCAGCGTTGGAGCCATCACCGCTGCCTGATACCCATTCTCAGCCATGGTCATCATAAGGCAAAAGGCAACGATGCTCTTTCCACAACCGACATCACCCTGCACAAGCGCGTTGATGCGATGCCCGTCTGCTGCAAATTGAGTCATGCTCTCAATCGCGTCCATCTGGTCTTTTGTGAGAGAATAGGACAGGGACTTCTTAATCTTTTCAATCCAGCCGTTTGTTTTGACGGAGAATTGGCTACCTTTAGAAATCTTTCGTGCGGCCCATTCGTTAGCCATAGCAAAATATACGAGGTCTTCCTGAAGGAGTCGGGATTGCCCGTCCTTAATATCCTGCTCGGAAACGGGGAAGTGCAGCTTCTTGAGTGAAGTCCAAAGGCTTGAAAGACCTTTTTTGTCGAGGAAATCATTGGGAAGCGTTTCTATAAGTCCGATAGTTCTGTCGGAAGCCTCCTGAATCTTTTCTCTCAGGTAGGCATCGCTCACGCCTCCGATTTGAGCGTACACAGGACGAATGCCCGGTGCCGGCCCATAGGCAGGCTCGAAAATCTCCGGTGCCGTCATGGTGTAGTTGTTGTATTTCTCGCTGTATCCGACCTTTCCGGCCACATAAACCTCCTGCCCTGTGCAAGTGGAAATCTTGCGGAAGAGGTAGTTTTGCCGGAACCATGTAATAACGAGTTTTTCTCCGCTTGGAAGCACAGTGCAGTGTGCGATAATCATAGGGACATGGGAGGAAGTCTGCACATAAGAACCCTTATAGCGCAGTTCTTGGCCGAAGGACTTTACTTCGTCTACACGCACAAGACAAGCCTGCTCCGCACCATCTATGAGATGCGTTGCAAGCTGCCGGTAGTCTTTATAGCTTTTTGGGATATAACGCAGAAGGTCTTCCGCTGAGTGGATACCTTTTTTCTCGAAACGCTTTTCCTTTTGTGCGTTTACTCCAATGACGGATAGCTTCATATATATTCTCACCTCCGTTTGGTGGGAAAAATGTCAGGGTGTCAGGGTGCTTTTCGTGAACTACTCGGCAATAAATCACCGAGGCTTCTTGCTTACTTCTTATAAAGAGGGCTTACACACCCTTATTATAAACACGAACATAAAATTTTGTCAAGCGTATTAGAGAGAAAATTTACGGGATGTCAACCCCCGTTCTTTTGTATATTCGTTATTATTGCCAACTACTTTTCGTAAAATACAGCTTGCTTTAGTTTGTGCAGAACGCTTCATGGCGTATAAACTCGCGGTATGGCTTTTTTTACTGATAATTAGACTTGACATTTTTATATGTTCGTGTTAGTATAACAGCGTGGACGGGGCAAGAAAGGCTCGTTCGAAGGGCTTGTACCTAAAATGACAATATTCTTGCGATTGTAAGAATAAGCGCCTAAGTTGCCCGTCCCGTTTTCTTCTTTCTTTATTTACACTCATAAGCACAATAAAGTCAGCTCCCTGAGGGAAGTGTGCGGGAGCTGCTTCGACTTTCGCGTTGTTCTCCATGCGGGGAGGTTCTGGCGGTTCGAGTCCGCACGACGCGCCTTCTGTTTTCGCTGCTTCTATCTTCGCCTCCGTCTTTTTTAACGAGCAGCGGACACAGAAACATCTCTCAATATGATAGCGTAGCATAACTGGTAATGCAGTACCTCTCTCACAGGTAACGATATGTTGGTTCAACTCCAGCCGCTATTGCCAGCCGGCGTTCTACCCACCCCGCCGACATCAACTCTCTTCGGCGCTGGCGGCCTCCGTGCAGACGGGATTACACGTGATAAGCGGAGGCTGCCAGCACCACCAAAATGCTGGTGTAGCTCAGTAGGCAGAGCGGCGCACTCGTAACGCGCAGGTCGTGGGTTCGACCCCCACCGTCAGCTCCATTCCATACTCATTCTCCTTCAAGTGAAGCCCCCGTGTAACAGGTCTTTTGAAAAGTGCTTTCAGCCTCGTTGTGCGGGGGCTTCACGACTATGCTGATGTAGCTCAGTTGGCAGAGCGGCGGATTTGTAACCCGCAGGTCGGGGGTTCAAGGCCCTCCATCAGCTCCATTAAAACCATGTACTTTTGTGGTGTTTTTATATGCGCGGATGTCGTCTAATTTGGTGAGACACCAGCCTTCCAAGCTGGTCATTGCGGGTTCGAGTCCCGTCGTCCGCTCCAAGGACACCGTAAAGTGTGTCCTTCTTCTTTATCTGCTTGTTTGTCCTGTGTTTTTCGGACAACATCGGCGAGCGCAAAAGTCGCCTGAAGCGTGAGAAGCGAGCTGCCTGCACCTGTTTTGCTGGCGGTGGCGTGATAAGGGTGAAACTCTGCGCTTTCAGCAGCCGCAAGCAGATGAGCAAAAGTCTCCGCAAACGCCTGCATGGTTTGCGGGACAAGGGAAGCCGGAAAAATAAGTAAACGCGGACCGAGCGCAGAGGTTGTTGGCGTATTCCAGACGTGGGTGCTGCCTTTTATGCTGTGCTTGTTTGCGTGGGGTCCGGTGTTCTCGCAGTCTGGATGGTTGCTGCGAGAGGTGCCGAGACTAATTGTGAAAGGACGGAGTTCTATGCCAACTACATTTCAAGCGTTTAAGTATCGCATTTATCCGACTGACGAGCAGGTCGAAATCATCGAGAAGACTTTCAAATGCTGCCGGTTTGTGTGGAACCATTTCCTTGAACAAACCTCCAAAATCTATGAGCGCCGACAGGAGAAGATGACGACCTTCGACTGTATGAAGGTTCTCACGGAGATGCGGGAGCGCTGGCCTTGGCTTGCGGACTGCGGCTGTACGGCAGAGAGATATGCCATCATTGATTTGTTTGAGGCGCGAAAAGCGTTCTTCCGCCGCATTAAAGCGGGGGAGAAGCCCGGTTATCCCAAATTTAAGGGCGCGTCCCATCCGACCCAGAGTTTTACGACCGCTGGTACTATCTATGTGACGGACGATTACATTCAAGTTCCGTTTGGAGGACAGTATCAGAAAATCAATAAGCTCAGGCGAGGGACGGGGCGCCCCATCGAAGGGTCTCCCCGCGAGGTCACTATTTCTCGGTCTGCTACCGGAAAATACTGGGCATCTGTCTGCTGTAAAGTAGAGCGAGACACGCTGCCTATTGTGGACGGCGAAGTGGGCATCAGTCTCGGCCTGAAGGAGTTGGCTATTGACAGCAACGGCGTTCACTATGAGAACCCGAAGCATCTGAGCAAGTCTGCAAAGCGGCTGGCCCGTGAGCAGCGGCGTCTATCCCGTAAGAAAAAAGGCTCTGCCAACTACGAGAAGCAGCGGCGCAAGGTAGCCGGCGTCCATGAACATATTGCCAATCAGCGCAATGACTACCGGCATAAAATCAGCCGTGAACTTGTCAACGCAAACCAGCTTATTGCCGTTGAGAAGGTGTCCGTTAAGCCCTTAGTTGAGGGCAATGAGCAGGCTAAAAGCATCCTCGATGCCGGCTGGTCTGAACTTACCGGTATGATAAAGTATAAGGCGGACTGGGCTGGACGCACGCTGGTGGATGTAGATACCGCCACCGTAGCACCGGAAGCAAAGCATGACGAGGCGCTGGCACAGGTCGTGCTGTCCGAAGGCCAGCGCATGGCCTCCGAGCAGAAGCCCGCCTAAAGTGCCCTATACCAAGTAAATAAAGTGTGCAATGATTGCACACAGTGCCAAAGAAATAAAACGAGTACGGACGGTATAACCGGAATTAACGCCTGTGGAGATGCATGGTCGTCGTGGAAGCAGGAATACTCTGTTGGCTGGTTTGTTGTGTCAGAGGCGACGACCAGCACCTTTGGGGAACTGAATACCTGTGCTGGGTATACGCCACCCAGAAATAACAGGGTTGTATACCCTTCGTCAATGAGGGCATTTCCACAGGCGTGGTATACACCACCCGGAAATAACAGGGTTGTATACCATTCTGGATGTTGCCCCGCAGACGGCGCCCGGTATACACCACCCGGAAATAACAGGGTTGTATACCCTTCGCTTGCTTAATGGGATATTTTGTGGGGGCATACACCACCCTGAAATAACAGGGTTGTATACCCGTGAGGCACGAAAAGGCGTATAAGACCCCGAACCAATAGGGAGGTATACCCTGAACTAACAGGGGTGTATACCAAACCTTTTATGTTCTTTTTGAGTGGAATGTACGTTAAGTTAAAATCAAAAATAAAAGAAAGGAATATAAAAACATGGAACCTTCTATCAACAGAACTCTCACCGTCAGCGTCGTCAGCTATGGCGTCGTATCTGTCGTCAATGGAGTCATCAACGTTGACAACCAGAACCCCATCGAGTTTCCCGCTGTGCTGGACGAGGCATCCGCTGCCAAACTGCTGAAGAGCAGATACGGCGGCAAGCTGTTCCCCGTGGATGCGAACATCGTCGTGTCTTCCATCCGGCATGAGAAGTGGAAGTTCTCTATGGACCTGAGCCAGTTCGTTGCTACCGCTGCCCGCAGCCGTGTGGACGGCACCGCATCCGAGGCCGACGATGCCCCCGCAGAGGACATCCCCGCCACTGAACCTGCTGTTCCCGCGCCTGAGACGACTCCCGCTGCTTCTCCTACTATCCCCATGCCTCTGGTCTCTGAGCCTGAGGAGGATTTTGCGCCTGCTACTCCCGAAGCGCCTGCTCCCACCGGTGGTTTCGCTCCTGAGACTCCCACTCCTGCACCTGCTGCTCCCGCCAAGGAAGTTCCCTATGGTGGTAACTTCAATTTCCCCTCTGACTTCGGTAGCGACTTCGGTTCCGGCTTCTTCGGTGGGTAATCTCCGATGGATGCCGTAAACGTTGGCCGTGGATGCCTTGATTGCATCAACAAGGAAACTACGACGACCAAAGAACCCTGTAAGAGTTGTTCCCGCTGGAATAGGTGGGAGCCTGACGAAAAGTGTAAGGAAAAGATGGCGGTCAAAGCCGCACGTGAAAGGACAAAGAAATGAGCAACACCAATACACCCGAAAAGCCCGTCGTCGTATTCATCAGTAATGACCACGATACCGTCATTGGTGTGATGGTCATTAAGAATGATGACGAGCACCTTCAGAATAATCTCGAAATTATCGAGAAGAACTGGGTCGCTGCCCGTAATGAGCTGCTTCAGCGGGCTCGTGAGGACGAGAGCATTGAAGCAGACGAGGACGAGCTGCATATCGCTTTCATTGCACATGAGTTGGGAATGTTTGATGAGCCCTATGAAACCATCGACATTTCCGGTGTCTATTCTGTCGCCAACGGGAATGTGGACCGCATCTGAGTTGGCCTTGGCAGCAGACACACAGCGGCGCAGGCCCTACTCCGGCGGCTGCGCCGCTTTTCGCTAAATACCTAAAAGCAAGTACGGACGGTATAACCGGAATTAACGCCTGTGGAGATGCATGGTCATCGTGGAAGCAGGAATGCTCTGTTAGCTGGTTTTCATGTGAGAGATGATGCCAGCAGCTAAGGGAACTGAATATGCCTGTGTTGGGTGTATGAGGCCCTGAAATGACAGGGGTGTATGCCATATAATCTGTCGCTTGAGGAGACAGGCGTATAGAGCCCAGAAATAACAGGGTTGTATACCCCTTAACCGCGCTCCAACTTTCAATCCTAAGGTGTATAAGGGCCTGAAATAACGGGGTGATACCTCAGTTATTCCTTTTAGGTACATAACGGGCTAAAACAACAGGGTAGTGTACCAGATTATATATGATATGGGTGTAGGTATTCGTTTAGGACAACTTGAAGTTGAAAGGAGGTCTCTGGATGGCCTCAAAAAAGATATATAGTTCCCCTGAACTCTATGAGGACAAGTTGGTGCGCGTAATGGCGCGGCTTGGTATCGAAGAAGGCGACTACAACTACGACTGGAGTCGTCAGGAGTGTTGGGTTGAGTTCAGGTACAAGGGGGAATATTATCGCTTTTCTCACAGTGTAAAGAACGCTCAAGAGCACGGCATCTCCCTGCAGTACGGCTCCGATGCCTTTGCACAGGTCGTGCTCTCTTTGGAAGACCTCGCCCGTATGGTCGAACGAGGCATCTACGACCTGTCTACATGGGTGGCCGGCATGAAAGCCCTGCCGAAGCGCTCCAAGTCATTAGATGCCTGTTTTATCGCTCTCGGTTTCGCAGAGCCCCCTATATCCAAGGAAGAAATCACACTCCACTACCGGCGGCTGGCAAAGGTATATCATCCTGATGCCGGCGGCGATAGCTCCTCATTTGATGCGCTGTCTAACAACTATGCGAAATGTATGGAGATTTTCGAGGAGGTTGCCAACAAATAATGTATATGTCTCAGAAAGAGTTCAACGCTATGATGAAGAAAAACCCCCGCCTCCGTGTTCACGGTGCAAATAACAATACCCGCGAACATCGCTCCAAAGCGAATAAGGCGGCAAAATATAGAAATGTAAAGGTCTACGAGTATGCCGATGGGCTGGCTTTTTTCGGTAAGCCCCGCAATAATGGTGAAATCCCTATCGCTGTCTTTGACAGCAAGAAGGAGTACCACCGCTGGAAAGAGCTTCAGATTTTGGAGCGCGGCGGACATATCCACGACCTTCGCCGGCAGGTGCCTTTGACCATCATTACCGAGTTCGAGTATCGTGGTCAGAAGGTCTCCGGTATTACTTACAAAGCCGACGCCGTCTATGTGCGCGACGGCAAGTGTGTGGTAGAGGACGTGAAGCCCTTCGATACCACAACGCAGAAGTATCGAACTACAAAGGATTTCAACCTCAAGTGGAAGCTGCTCAAGGCTGAATATCCTACTTGGTCTTTTGAAATCTATTAAAAACGAGTACGGATGGTATAACCGGAATTAACGCCTGTGGAGATGCATGGTCGTCGTGGAAGCAGGAATACTCTGTTGGCTGGTAATCATGTGAGAGATGATACCGGCACCTTTGGGGAACTGAATATGCCTGTGTCGGGTATATAGAACCCTGAAACGACAGGGTTGTGTATCACAGAATAACTGCGGCAGCGGCATATATGGCTCTGAAACAACAGGGTTGTATACCGCATAAAAAAGGCTATGGTGTGTAATACCCTGAAATAACAAGGTTGTGTACCCCATAACATATTGTTTCTGAAAGTGGTGGACGGCAAGTGGAAAATCTGAGCAACATCCGGTGGCGAGTTCATCTGTAAGACCTGCTACGGTGGAGGGAGCGGTATTTTCCTTGCCTACTTCGACCTCGTGCAGTGAGTGATTGCAGGGCTTTCGACGGTTCCGCAAATTTGTTCGTTCCAAGAACTTGACAAAATATCGAATTATAGTAGTATAGAATTATAAGGAAGGACAGTCTAACACAGACTGTCCTTCCGCTTTTTTATGCTCAGAAAGGGGATGAGAATTTTTGGAAAACACAAGCAAAAAGCACGTAAAATGGGGGGTTTTCAAGACTGCACTTTTTACGTTCCTGTTCGTCGCAGTATCCGTTTTCTACTTTCTCTCCACCAACGTGACACTCGCACAGGCCGAAGAACGCTCGAACTACGAATCACTTCCTGCAGCAGAGGTTGCCGCCCAGATGGACGACACCAAGCTGTCAGAAGAAGCACAGCAAGATGTTTTGATGCTGAAGGAAGGAATCCTCGACCCGCTTTCCGACATCACGGAAGCAGAGAACTCCGAGGATGACCCCAACGCCGTTGAAGAAGTACAGGAGGTTGTTCCGGCTGTCTGTTCCTATTGCGGCTCTGAGAGCCACAGTTCCTCAATCTGTGCAAAGAGGTCTATTGCCAATGGAGCCTATGGGCGCTGGGTGATTCCGTCTGTTGGCTGTAATGTAGCGGCCTACTCGTGTAACTGGGATGCAGACCAATCCTATGTTCAGGAAATTACTGACAGTTCCGACAGTGCAGCTTTCTTGACTTGCGGCGGCGTTGGTGTTCTTGCGGACCACAATAACCAAGGTTTCTGTGGACTTTCCAATATTTCTGTTGGCGCAAAAGCCTACATGGATTTTGGTGATGGTGCAACTTACTACGAGTGCTATCAGGTTGAATACGGACACAATACCGGCGAAAAGATGCTCGATGGAAATGGAAACATAATGAGCTACAGCAACTATTCTTCCGGCACCGTGATTTGCTACACCTGCCTTGACCACTGGACCAACATTTACATCACTTACTGGACGCCGGTATAAGCGCCAGACACCCACTCTACTCTAAGAAAGGACAAAACCATGAAAACGAAATTCAAAATCCCTCGGTGGGCACTCTTCACCGTTATCATTCTGGCCTTTATCGGTGGTCTCTTTGCCATCTCCATGCTGCCTGCTTTCGCATCACGTGAAAGCTCTCCGCCTTTGGCAGTAGCAGAAGCCGCGCAGAACGAGGAAAAGGACGCAAATTCTGATGCTCAGACTCCCGAAGCAAACGAGACATCCGATGAGCATGGAAGCACTGAAACTCCCGTAGAGGACGAGCCTCAGGCAGACGATGCTGTCGTCGTTGAAGCGACTCCCTCCGAAGAGCCTGTTCAGGAAACTCCAACCACCTGTTCCTACTGCGGCAGCGCAGAACACACCAAAGACTACTGTGCCGTCCGTGCCGTGGACAATGGCGCCGTTGGACGGCTCCGGATTCCCTCTGTCGGTGTTGACGTGGCTGTTTACGACGTCACTTGGTACTCTCTGCAGCATACCACCGAGAGTGACAACTACACGCAGGCCGTTACAGATGCATGGGACAGCGCAGCACAAATCGTCTATCTCGGCCAGACCGTTATTGGCGACCATAATAATCAGGGCTTCTCCGCCATCAACAACTGCTCCGAAGGCACCTACGCTTACATCGACATGGGCGACTCTGTCCTGACCTATGTTTGCACCGGCATCCAGCATGGTCGCAACCCCAGTGGCTATCTTACCGGCGCCGATGGCGACAGTGTCTATACTTCATACTTTAATCCGGATGGGCTCACTTTGTATACCTGTCTTGACCATAATTTCAATGTCGCTATCGTGACATTCCAGCCTGCTTGAAGGGGGTGCAGCTTTAATGAAAACAAAGAAGATTTCCCGCCGCGCTGTTACGCTGGCTGCCTTTTTGCTGGTAAGTGCATCATCTTTACATATGGCTTGTGCAGAGGCTTCGGTGCCTTTCGATTACTTTACTGACGACCTCTCTGTGTCCGCTGCCGCCGTTGTGGAGGAAGATAAATACCTGCCTCCTGAGTGGTTTACAAAAGAAAATACTGTAAGTGAAGTGGACTCAGACACGCCTCCGGAGGAGACTACTACCCCTGTGGGCGAACCCTCTGTGGCGACCCCCGTGCCTGAGCCCGCACCGGAAACCGCAGCAGCCTGCAGCTATTGCGGCAGCGCAGGGCACTCGCAGAATAGGTGTACCGTTTACGCTGTCGAACAGCGAGGTGCCGTTGGGCGTTGGTCTATCCCTTCTATTGGAATAGATGTCGCTTGCTTCACCTATGTGCTTGGAAGCGATTCTTTCGAGTACGGACAGGCAATTTGTGACGCTGCCGATAGTGCCGGCTACAGTGCGTATGGGAGCCAGTATCTCATTGCAGACCACAACTATCAGGGCTTTTCTGCCATAGCCAACTGCGCGGTTGGTGCGGTGGGATATATGGATTACGGAAACAGTCGAACAGAATATGTTTGTACTGGGGTGGAGTATGGGCACAATGAAGGCACGGAACTGACTGATAATGACGGAAACGATGTTGCGTACAACAACAGTGGAGGAATTACCCTTTACACCTGTTACAACGGCTGGCAAAACGTCGTCATAGCGTATTTTACTCCGGTTTAACCGCTGGCCGCTGATGCTGAAGGATATTTGAGGTTGGTTGTGCGGCGGCGCATCCAATCTTACATATCCCAGTTCTGAAAGGAAATGATAAAAATGGCACGTCCCGTTGAAACCATAGACCCCAAGTTAGAAACGAGCAGATATATAACTGTTGATGGGGAGTATGAAGAACGAGAATCCTTTGCCGGAATGGTTTACAGCGACTCTTTACTGCAATCATTCTTCAGGAGGACTTGGAAGCGGCTTGAAGACGCCGCAAATGCCCATCAGGATACTCCCTGATGGGCATTTTTCCCAAGAACTTACGACTTGTCATTTTTTTATGTGGGTTGTATAATATAGGTGAACGTCTTTGCAGAGGGCGTAACTTATAGGAAAGGGGACTTATGCCTACAGAAAGAAAGAAGAAAACAACAAAAGAAGAAAACGCAAAAAATAACTCAACAAAAAACACAATAAAAAAACCAAGAAACTCAACAAGTAACACGAAAAGCAAGAAAGAAAGCAAGTCTCTTTTGGGGTTAAAGGACCTGATGGAAGATACGTCTCCAGAAAAAGTCGTCGGCTGTTATGTTCGTGTATCTACCGATGCACAGGCGGAGCAGGGATATTCTATACCTGACCAAACAGCCAAATTGCAGGCCTTTTGTACCGTAAAAGGCTGGGAGAACGCGAAATTCTACACGGACCCCGGATTCAGCGGCAGCAACTTAAATCGACCGGCAATGCAGGAAATGATATCCGATGCGATGGAAGGGAAGCTGAAGGCGGTTGTCGTCTTCAAGCTGGACCGTCTCTCCAGAAGTCAGAAGGATACTCTTTATTTAATTGAGGATGTGTTTCTTCCGAACGAAGTGGATTTTGTAAGCATTTCCGAGGCCCTTGACACTACCACTCCATATGGACGAGCGATGATAGGTATTTTGAGCGTCTTCGCCCAGTTGGAACGCGAGAATATCTATATGCGAACCCGTATTGGAATGATGGGTCGTGTAAGCGCGGGGTATTGGCGTGGCGGCGGAAACGTTCCGTTTGGCTATGATTATGACAAGACAAGCAAATCCCTTATCCCAAATGCTGACGCGCCAAAAGTGCCACAGGCTTACGACCTCTACATCAAGGGCTATAGTTGCCAGAAAATTGCGGATATGCTCGGACTAAGTAGCGAACAGCTCGTGAGGAATATTCTCACCAAGCGCACATATTGCGGCTACATCAACTACAAAGGCAAAGACTACAAGGGTTTCCACGAGCCTTTGATTGATGAAGAGCGGTTCATGCTCGTGGCTGCAGAAATGGAACGCCGTGGGAAGGAAAACCTCGCAGTCTGCGGCAACAATAAATATTATCTTCTTACCGGGCTTGTTTTCTGCGGAGATTGTGGCGCCAGAATGCGGTACATGAAGTGGGGGAAGTATATCCGTATCGTCTGCTACTCGCACACGTGTAAAAAGAACATGGTTAAGGACCCCGATTGTCCAAACAAGGGCGTTCGCGCAGATGAACTTGAGAAGGTTGTTATCTCAAAACTTTTTGACATTGGTACTGACATTTCTCTCGACGATTTTGACGACACCCACGTGCCTGCAAGTGCAGCAGAAATCCTGACGAACCGGATAGATGAGCTGAAGGAGTCTCTCAGGCGCCTATATGGGCTCTATGCCGACATCGGAGACCCCATGGTGTACGAGCGCATTGAGGATGTGCGAGGACAGCTCCACGTATTGCAGAGACAGCTTGCAAGCGAGGAAACGCAGAAACTCAAGGAAGAGCACATCAACTACGTCCGTGAGAAAATTCAGACTATTGGAGACCTCTGGCCCCATCTTACTCCTATGGAGCGCCAAACTCTTGTTCGTGATTGTGTTGAGAAGGTTATTTTGCATCACAACGGACGTGTTGAGGTTTACTACACTTTCCATACTGAGAAAGATAGTAAAATTCTCAAAAGGAAAGGCGCATAAAAATTAGAAACGCGCCTCTTCTGAGGCGCGTTTGCTTTTCTAAAAACTAAAATCCAATTCCAGCAAAAGGGTCGTTTTTTCTCCTTTCCAACACTATGCCGATGATCGTGGGGGAGATACGCCGCTATCTGCGGGACAACAGCGCCCTGCGGATCAGCCGCAGTATGCGGGACACGGCCTACAAGATCCTGCG